GTCGCCAGAATACTTGCCAGCCAGCGTATCTTGCGCCCAGCCTTCCGCAGCATTCATGGTCTTGTTGCCTTCGGTTGCCCGCGCCATCGTCATGTCAAACGATTTCGTTTGCTCTGGGCTGAACCCGGCAACAGTCGAGCCGGGGAAGTATGAAGGGCCGGGAGCATCATACAGCTTTTTTGCATCTGAAAATGCGCCAGTGATGTACGGCTTCTGCTCTGCCCAAGGCTCAGAGGTGTTTGTTGCGGTTTGTGTGGACTGTTTGCCAGACATATTCAGAGTTCCTTTTCGAGAACAACGTGCGGCATTTTATAGCCGTATTGCTTGAGTGCTTTTGACCATCCGGGGCGGGCCTCGTGGCGCATCATCATGCAGCCCTCGCGCTTTGCCCACGCTTCCAATTCGGGCATGAGGCCAACCCATGTTTCCATATTCTGCCCAACCATGATCCATATGCGGCAGAATTTGCCCTTGCTTGTGATTTCCAACTGAGTGACGCAGACAGCTTCCGGCTTGTCAGACCACGCCAGCCACAATTGCGCCGCGCCCGTCTTGATTGCCGCCCACACATCAGCCGTTGTTGCGTAGGCTGAATCCCGCTGTGCTTCTTCTATCCAATGCTCAACCAATGGCCTGACAATGGGAATGTCAGAAACAGGAACATCAACCAACGAGGCTTGCAAAATAGCGCCTGTCCGTCTGTGCGTTGTTGGCATGTGTAATCGTCACTTGCCCGTCAATCCGGTTTGCATCGAGAATGTAAAGCGTTCCCGCTGCCAATTCCGCCGCTGCGTTGGCAGTGCGGGGATCAAAGCCGAAACAGGTTTGCGGTGAAATTCGGTCATCCTTGATAACCGTTGTTGCAGCACCAGCCGCAAGCGTTACTTCGATGACGCATTCCAGCTTACCGCGACGCGCCTTGTAGAGGGCATCCCACAAAACCCGTGTGTATCGGGCAACGTCTGAAAGCGTCGAGAACACGCCGGGTTGAGGAAGGTTTTGAAATGGCCGGATTGTCACTTGAGCAAGTCCCTTGCCTTTACGCTTGGCGCTTCCTGCAACAGTGCGGCCAAGGTTTCAGCCTCTTTTGAACGGCGCTCCCGCTCATCAAGCATCATCTTGGCGACACGTTCCTCTATTTGCGCCTTGCGTTCTGGCGACAACCCCCACACCGGAAGGCCCTTGCCAGAAAGGGCTTTGCGCCAAGCATCAAATGCAGTCGGGTTAGGAGTGTCAAAAGCCGTTTGCAGCCCCGTTTCAGCGTCAAGGAAAGCGTTCCATTCTTCCGAGGTATTGCCGACCATCGCCGGGAAATGCTTGCCTAGAAGCGGCTCTATGGCCCTACGGTCAAACCTACCCACGCCCATATAGGCCCCGTGGCAATCCTGCCCATGCCTGCGTATATTCAGGATAAAGGAATTGCGGGAATTGCACCCCCACAGGAGGGGCTTTTGCAGCCGCAACGGGGTTGGGTGCGCCTGTTGCCGTCTGCGGATCGTTGGGATTGTTGAGCTGCCTATCCGGCCCGCTGCCGTACATTCTATAGGGCGAACCCTCTGGGCCATCACCGGGAAGGTTTGACAGCCAATTCAAGCCACTCGCCACACCGCCAATAAGGCCGGGAACCCTTTCAAGGAAGCCGGGAATAGGCTGGCGCTGCTGCGATGGATTGACGTCATAGCGGAAGGAGTCAGCTACGTTATACTTCTGCGTCGGCTGTCCGGCAGTCGGATCAGGCATTGTTTCAGGGCCTGATTGAGGTCCAATATCGCCAGTGCCGTAATCAGGTCCAAGCGTATCAGCGCCCGCAAGGGAACCACCGAACAAGCCGCCCTTGTTGAAATTGCTCATTGCAAATTTGTCATACGAACTGCGCAAATTCGCGGGGTTGTATCTGCTCGCGAATACCGATGTCGGACCGAACCCCGGTGCACCCTGTCCTGCCATTGGGCTTTGTGGCATAGAAGCCGGACGCATGGCCGCTAAATAGCCAAGGCGGTTTGCGCTTGCGCCTGAAACACCTTGCCCTGCCATCGGGCTAATCATCGGAGAACGGCCAACGCTGCTTGACCCCCTCAAGGGGCCTGGGCCTTGAGCAACGCGCATGGCAGCGCGGTTTTCAATGCTATCAGCGACGTCATTGCCGAGCGATTCAACATATGGCTTTGCGGCACGGTTCACACCGCCCCAAGCCGTTTGCTGCATCTTGGCAGTTGCAACCGGATTGGTCCAATAATCCCCTATTTCACCGACATTATCCTGCATATCGCGGGGCTTCATGGTCTTGCCGCCCGCGATGATAGATGCGATTGTCGGAAGTGCGCTGTTAACCGCCGCCCGCAACTTCATGGCATCGCCCATGCCACCTTTCGAAGCCATGGCACGGTCTGCCGATGAAAGGTTTGTGCCTTTGTATGCTGTTGAAATGCCACCGCCACCGCCGCCCGATCCAGACAGAAACCGAATGCCACTGGATTTCCAGCTTGGAAGCGATGTCTTATCGGCCTTGTTGGACGTCTGGGTTTTTGACTTGCTGCCGTACCCGCTATTATAGCTTCCGCCGCCGTAGGATTTATCAGGCATTATCGCGCCCCCATCTCAGAGAATTTCAAATCATCAACGCCAATCATGTGCGTCCAGTCGGCACCCCTAGGCACAACAACCCGTGCACTGTGATAGCGGCCATTGGTGCGCGTGTTGCAGAAGCCATCAGGGCTTGCAGACGATGCGACGTTTTCAGTAGGTGTTTCGTTTGCGTGGTTGCGCGTTCTGACAATCACAGAAGGCGAGATGAAAGCGCCCTCAACGATTGGCCTCAAACCTCTTAGAAGTGTCTTGCGGCCCTGCGCCAGTTGAACAAATCCAGTCTCGACAGCGGCTTCCATGTTCCCGCCATCGAAAAAGCCAAGACGATAGTTTGAGTCAAAGCCTGAAAGCAAATACTGGCCAACCGCCGAATAGAACAGGGAATCCAGCGTAAATGGCAGGTCATCAATAGTCGCCGCCACAGCGTCAAGGCCATCAATCGTGACCCCTTCCTGCTGAAAGGCGGAATACAGGAACACATGGTCAAATTCCATGTAGGAGAATTTGCCAGTTGGCCAATGGTAAATCAGAACCGTGTCTGGGTCATCAGCGCCCTGAGACGCAAACGACATCATGTAAACCTTGTTTGCCGGGTCAATCGAACCAACAACCAAATTCAGCTTGGCTTGATCCAGCCTGTCAAACAGCCAGCGGTCAACCTTTTCAGAACCAATAGGCGTCAATTCAGACGCGCCACGGATCATGTAGAGACCGTCATTGGAAAGAAAGAATGTCAGCCCTTCATAAGAAGCGATTGACTGAGGTGCACGGCAACCAAGAGACGTCGCAATCTTGTCAAAGCGGAAGATAACGGGCGGGCCTTCAAAGGCCATGCGGTAAATCGCACGTTCGCAAAACACAATGCCAACATCGCCCCCGGCAATGCCCATGACCCGCCCGCCTTCGGGGAAGTCTTGATAATCAGACATGGTTTCGGCAGACGGCACATAATCGTCTGGCGCATTAATACCGGACCATTGGACGCGGTTTTGTGCTGAATCAATGCCAGACAAGACAACAAAATCACGCACGACAGCCGAGAAACGTGAAACAGGAGGCGACCCGGCAAGCACTGCAAAATTTGTCGAAGTCCCCATTTCGAAATACTGGTTATCGTCCGAGCCATTGCAGGCGATGATGTAATTCCCGAACTGAGTAAATGTCCAAAAGCCTTCTGACGTGGTGCTGTAATCACCGCCCGTTGTACGGGTTACGTCTGCCCATGCGGTGCCAGACTCATTCAGTTTGTAAAGTTTGTTTCCCGTGCCAGCAAAATTGAAAATCTGTTGCTCTGTCAGTTCGCGGGCTGAGAATGCACCGCGCGGTCTATCGGCAATTGCAGGGGCAACCGCGCCAAATGATTTCATCGGACGATAGCTTGAGGGAGCCGGAAGGACGTTCTTGGCAACTGTTGCAATAGCCCCATCGAAAGAGGCCATATCAGGCAACCATGGGCCGAAATTGAACATGATCAGCCCACCAGAATGTCAAAGGATTCAGTCAAGGGCGGAATTGCTGGACGCAGGGTTTTGTTTGTGCGGCGTCTGCGGTTTTCGGCAATCAACGCATTGAAAGCCACTTCCTCTGCCGCATTGCAGCGAGAAGCCAAGCCATCATCATGCAGAACGTCCATTGCAATACGGCGCTTTGCAGATTGGCGGATCAATTCTTCTGCCGTGGTTGTCCAAGCATTTTCGTCTGCATCGGCAGACAGTGCGGCAATCCGCTTGAAGTATGTAACCTTCAACGTTTCCGCAGTCGCAGGAACTGGATAGAGCCTTATCTGGCTATCCCAGAATGCAAAATAAGTCGGGCTTCCAGTGTTGGTGCCGCTTTGAAATTCTTCAATTTCTTGATTGCTTACGCCGAGCAGCTTTTCATCGGTCGAGGCCCGCTTGAGCGATACAATCTCAACCATGTTCGGAATGTCGGAAAGCGCTGCGGAGCTGTAGTATTCTTGACCAGCCACAGAGGCAAACGTTGCCGTTTCCTGCATAAACCACCAGTCACGGCGCTCATAGTGTGAAATAGCCCGTGCAATGGCCTTCTTGACCTGATCGAGGCTGATTGTGCCTTGATCTGCCAATTCGTCCATAATGTCGGTTTGCATTCCAAGATATGTCGCCATGCGGTCCCCCAAAGGGAAAAGGCGGGAGCCGAAACCCCCGCCAGATCATTAGTTGTTGTGATAGCGAACGGCCAACTGTGGACGCAGCGTCTTGTAGCCATAGAGGACGTCAAGACGGCAAGGGAACGTATCGCTGCTGATTGCGTACTGACGCACAATACGCATCGAAATGCCGTCCAGAACCTGACGTGAAGCGAAGTCCACGCCGGAAGGCATCACAAGGTCAGCCGTTGCAAAGGCGAAGGCTTCTTTCTGGAACATCAGACCCGTCTGCACGGCGGTTGAGGCAGTGCCAAGGAATGTCACAGCGGCGTTGTCGGCAGGAGAACCAGAAACGTTCTGTGTAGCGCCAGAGGTCACGATAGCAGGCGAAATCGGGAAGGAGGTGGTTGTCGCACCAGACCCGATGACAAACTGCTGCAAGACGCCCGTTGAAACCTTGGTTTCAGGATGCACAGAGAACACGCCAGCAATGGTAATCACGTCACCAGCCGATGGTGCGTTAGCACCAGTGTCAACCGTGAGCGTAGAACCCGTCTGTGTGGCACCGTTCACCAGATAGGCACCGTTTGCTGCCGAGCGCGTATGAGCAGGCATCATGGTATTTTCCGCCCAGTCGAAACCAGCGGCGCGGCCCATGTAGCCCTCCTTGTACTGCTTGGCGATGCTGGCATCATCTTGGAACAGCGTTTTCGTGTCTTTCACGAGGTCCGCCATACCAAGCGAGTCCATCAGCGCCGTGCGGTCATTCATCGGAGCAAGCGCACGCTGCAAGATGATACGAGCGTCAAGAGCCTTGTTGTAGGTGGCAGCCGAGGCACCATTCCACACAGACTGGTACACGTCCTTGTACATGTTCAAGGCATCCGACTCGATATTCGCAGCCAGCACAGACATGGCAGGCTTGAGAATGCGGGTCGAGAAGTCGTCAAGAGACAGCGTAAGGTCAACAGAAGTGAAGTTGAGGTCAACACCCTTCTGGGTGGCCACTTGCAACGTGGTTGACGTTTCAACAGTGTCCTGTGCCGACAGGTTCGCGCCTGTACGGACAACGTACTGGTTCGGCAGTCTGATTTTCAGGGAGTCACCGATTTTCGCGCCAGACTTTGCAAAGCTGTCATCGTACTCACGCACGATGTTGCCGACAAAGTTCAGTTTCTGGTGGAGAATGCGCAGTGCTTCACGAGTCACAGCGGTAGGCGTAAGCAATGTATTGGGCATTGCCGTTTCCTTTCAGGAAAATAATCGCCATCACGGCGATTGATGTTTTGGGAATTTACCCCGTATGCCTTGCCAAGCTTTTTTCGCGCCATTTCACCCATTCAGCCGGAGACAGCTTGTCGGGATCAACAGCACCCTTGGCCTTTGCACCGCTCACGGTTGGAACGGGCTTGGCTTCGGCTTGCTTAGGCTTTGCACTGAGGGCGGTTTTTTGCTTCTTGAGCGTTTCGAGGCCAATGGCGACAAGGTTCAAAGCCTTGACTGCAATTGGATCATTGAAAGTGGCCTGCAAGCGATGCTGCGGCACTCCCAATTCTTCCTGTGCAATCTTGACCAGACGTACTTGCGTAGCCTCATCGAATTTGCCGGACCATCCAAGGCGCTCATCCGGCTGGTTGAGGGTTTGAACTGTCTTGTTCCATGCGTTGGCGGCTTGGCGCTCGCGTTCGGAACTAAGTTCGCCCCTCTGCTGTTCAATCGCACGGGCAATATCGCCGTGCGCCCATTGAAGCTGCATCAGTTCATTGTTGTAACGCAGTTGGTCTTGTGGTGGCAGTGAATTGATATTCACGCCGCGCAAGGCCTCTATGCGCCCTTCAATGGCGATCCGCTGTGCCTCCTGAGTTTTCAGGCTTTCGAAGATTTCGGTTTCACGCTGGATTGTCTCACGCTCTTGCGCAAGGTTCTCCTCCCACTGCCTGCGCTGTTCTGCAAGGGCTTGGGTTTTCTGCGTGTAATCCGCATTCTTCATCACATGCGGGGCAATCTCTTTCGGAACTTTATAGAGCTTGCCGTCAACTTCCAACTCTTCAAATTCTGGCTCGTCTGCTTGGCTATCCGGCTCATTGCCATCATTAGCTGCTTCGGCCTCAAGTGAAGGTTCCTCTTGTTCGACTTCCGTTGCCTCCACTTCGGATGCTACTGGATTGGTCGTGGTTTCAATTTCCATCTGGACTCCGTTTCGGTTGGTCACTGGGGATTGAGCGCCATCACGGCGCTTACCCGGCACAATTGCCGGATTAGGTTAGGCGGTCATCAGCCATTCATCGTCGGCTTGAATGATCCGCCTGATTTGCTCCGCCCTTGCCCGTTCGGTTTGAACTTGCTGGCGTGAAATGCGTTTAAGTGTCTCCGCTTCTTTCGCCCTTGCCTTGCGGACCGGGGCAACAATGCCTGTGATGATCTGGCGCTTGGGAGCGTCACCGATTTTGACAATCTCAACAGCTTCCGGCTGCTCGTCGTCATCATCATCTTCAAAGACTTGGCGCTTTGGTTTGCGCTTGAATACGTTGCTGTAACCACCGCCGAAAAATGGCTGTTCCGGTTCTGGCGTGACCACATCGCCGCTAGAGGCGCTGAGAATGCCCGCTGTAAGCCACAGGAGCAGCATGGATTACTCGTTCGCAGCGATTGCCTGCGCCTCAATCCATTCAGATTCATATGTGTCGGCATAGGCTTGCATAGCCTTGGCGAGGGGATCGCCATTTTCCTGAAACAGGACGTTTTGAACAAACGTTTGATCCAAGAATTTCACTTCCAAAGTGAAGTATGGCGCATCGGCAGAAAGAACTTTGTAGGTTGCCATGTTACACAGTCCTCGAAAGCATGACCTTGACTTGGCCAGCGGCAACGGCAGTCGTGTCAGAGTCAGCAGCAGCGCCTGTAATCGCAATGCCAAGGCCCAAAGCAAAGCGGAAGCCGCTAAATCCAATGGGAAGCGTACAAATGCCGGGAACACCGCTGACAGCAGCAGGGACAACCAAAATTAGAGCGGGAACGTCAGTTCCCACAGTCGGAGCCGTGGCTTTGTTGTATAGCTTCACATAAGCAGCAGCCGCGCCCGTGTTTGTCGCATAAAAGGCTTGCAGGCCGCTTGTGCCAGTCAGGATCAATGCGCCGTTTGTGGAAGCAGCAGAATTGAGAATGTAAGGCGTTGCTGGCGCGGGTGGCGTTACCGTTGCTGTGACAGTGCCGGAGACAGGTTGCGTACCGCTGATTTGCGCCGCTGGAATCGGTTCAGTCGCATAAGTGCCTTGCACAAAGCGCCAAGACTGAGTGCCAGACGTGCGGGCCGTAGCACGCACACGAACACGCTTGATCGCGTTAACTGACATTTCCCAGCCATAGACGGGCTGAGCCGACAATGCGCCAGTTGCGGTTTCAATCGTGTTTGCGTTTGAGCGAACCGCCTGAATGCCAAACCAGTTTGCATCCCCACTGGCCTCAAGGCTTCCTTCAAAAGTACAGTTCACGCCCGCAAATGTGCCAGTGCAAAACGCCATGATGTTAGATGCGCGGGAAACGTCACCAGACACCGTACCGCCAGCCACAGGTGTTCCGATTGTCGCCTGAATAGCGGTAATATCGCCCGTAATGTCAGGGTATGAGGCAGGCTTGCTTGCGACTTTTAAGCGGCCTTCTTCATCCAGTTTTAATATGGTGTAGTCACCATCATTGTCTGTTGTCGGCGTGTCGGCAGCAAATCGCTGCGCAAGCATGACAATGCCCTTGTCGCCAGATACCGCCGCCGTATCTTCTGCTTTGAAATAGCCCTCAATCAGATTGAGTTCTGAATTAACAGATGCAAGCGTCGTCTCAGTGGCAATCTCAGCCCCATTGCCCGCGCCGTCCGTAGTACGAACCGTGCCGACAAACTTTCCGTCGATTGTCTCGCCAGCAAGAACGTCTGTGCCTGGACCAACATTTGCCTTGGCTGTAAGTGACTCAAGCGCCATTAGTTCAACATTTCCTGAATAGGCTCGTCAACGGTATGCAAAATCATTCCGTTTTCATCGCGTACTGGTGTGCGCTTCATTCTCTGTGCTGGCGGCATGTTCACTTGCAAAGGCGGCAATGAAGCAACAGACTGTGTGACAGCTTGAGTAACAGCCGGAACAATCGCAGACGCAACGCTTGCCCCGATGTTTTCAGGCATACTAATAGACACAGGCGAAGTCTGTTTCATCTGCATCTCACGGCCAGAAAGCTGCTCACCAGCACGCAAGGCGGCAATCTCCACATCTTTCTTCATCGAGGTCAGCTTTTCGCGCTGCACGTCAATTTCAAGCTTCTGGATTTGCTGCCCCTGCTCTTGAAGCTTCTGCTGGCCTTCCTGAATCTGCTGTTGCAATTCAGGCGGCAAACCACCCTTGGCTTGCGCAGGAATCATGGCCTTGATACGCTCTGCAATTTCATCAGCCTGCGGCCAATCCATAGCTTTCACCAGAATATCGCCAATGATAGGCGCTGCATCTGGATAGCTGCGGATGAACTCTGTCATCTGCACGGCAGCTTGTTCGCGCCGTGTCGTGAAGCCGGGACCAGTTGAAACAGCCACGTCATAGCGGCCAACTGACAGATCATAGATTTTTTCGATGTCTTGAGCCGCGTCATCTTCGCCGCGATTTGGGTCTTGCATCGGGTTCTGCTGCATTTCAGGACGTGGTCCCTGCCTCACAACCCGTTCAGCCCCGTCTTCACCCAATACACGCAATACTTTTTGATTTGAGTAAGTCTTGGGGATCAGGTCGAGCAAAACGCAACCAGTGTGCCGAATGCCACGGCTCAAATTGTCAATGAAGTGAAAGGTAGATACATCGCCTTCCTGTTGCCTTGCCATGATGGCTTTGCCGCTTGTCTCGTTTGAGCGCTGGCCGAGACTGGCGTCGTACATGCCTATAATGGCCTTCATATCGTCACTGGCTGCCATTGCCTCAGACATGGCACCAATGGCCGGACCACCATCAAGAGGCTGTCTCTGGGGCAATTGTGAGCCACGCTTGACCATCAAATAGGGATGGCTTGCCGTGTTTGCAGACTGCCAGTTAGGATCGACGTCAAAAGAGCCTTCTTCACCAATGAAAGGCACTCGCGGGGCCAAAGCCACCATTTCCGTTGCTGTTGAACGCCAGTAGTTGAACATGCGCTGCGCATCCATCGCGTGATGCACAAGGCTGCGGAAATACCGCTTACCCTCAACGTTCAACTCCTCGCCATAGACCGGAATAACGGGGATATACTTCCCGGCCCATTCATTCTCTTCCAAGATTTCAGCGCCCGTCATGATCCGCTGCGTAATCTTGTAGGTCTGAATGTCGCGCTCATTCAAAACCTGTAAGCCAGTGATGGCAAACAAGTCCTGATTTGCCTCAAGCGTCTTTTGGTCAATCACCTGTCCGTTAGACAGCATGTAAATCTTGCCGGGCACCTTGTCACGACGCCAAGCCTCGCAGACAAGCACCTCGTCATCTTCACGCCATGGCGCTTTAAGGCTGTCATAGCCCGTGGAAATCCAGTCAACAGCTTCCGCGCCCTTGTACCGACGCGCAAACTCCTCTTTCTTGAGGTATTCAACAACGTGGCACTGATTCCAGTCTGATGAGTCAGCCTCAGTCGAATACGGATCACCATACACGCTGAAAGGGTTTGAAACCCGGTTGATCCTGATTTCCTTGTCGAAGCTATCGTCATAAGCATAGTCAATGCCCACACGAATATAACCCCACCCCATGGAAGCGGCGCAATCAACAGCCGTGTCATAAGCCACATCGGCCTTAGACACATATTCGATGTTCCTAATAAGCCCCTCAATAACGTTGGCTGTTTCAGGATCGGAATTGTCGTCAACGCCCTTCACCTTGATCTGAGGGCGATTCATGCGACTGTCATTCACCACTTGACGGATGAATGATGGCATTTTGTTAATCGTCAGAACAGGACGCGATTCAAGTTCACGCTGTTTCTTGATCTTGTCTGGCCACTGCTCACCAAGACGGGAGAAGCGCAGACTTTCAAGAGCGATAGCCCTGTTTTCGCTTTCGGCGTCGTGCGCGGTTTCAAACGCATCACGTTCCTCTGCGAGAATGTCTTTATCTGCCATTGTTATCCCATCCAGCTACCAGCCCCGACATGCGAACGGGCGGGCTTTGGTTTGTTCTCTTTCGGCAGTTCATAGATGATTGAACCCATGCCAAAAGCATCAGAACTGTGACTGGCCCAATTGTGATCCGGGCCTAAATCTATGTTGCGGTCTTTGTCTATCTTTGGCGCATAGGCTGAAAGAGCATCGCGCCCAGCCTCAGTTGTTGCCGCATTAAACCACATCGAAGAAAAGCGACGGCGGGAAGCCTCAACGCGCAACATCGCAGCGCCTTTGCCTTGGTTTGGTATTACCGTGACGTTGTAACCAGCTTCCTCAAATGCGCTCTTGTACGACACGTCATAAACGCGTTCGTTGTTATCGCCATCATGCGGCAGGAAGATTTCAGTGTTGCCAGTGTTGTAACCACGGCTGCGCATCCATTCCAAATGCGCGGAGATTGGCTGGCCTTGAACCTCGTAATGATCCAACCACCTGATTTGCAGCCCGACAAACTGCGCAACCCAGAACACAAAGTTATCAGCATTGGCTCCAGTGCCGCCAATGTCAGCAATCAGCCTATATGTCATCAGCGGATCGGCAGGCACAATACCGATGCGGCCCTCTGTCTTGGCTGCTGTTAGCTGCTTTGCGTAGTAGGCTCCCGTGTACACTGTCTTGAATGCGCCTTCCCAGACATGCTCATAATTATCAGGATCGGTTAATTCAGCGTGACGGCGCTTGATTTCTAGCGTAGACGGGAACCATGGGTTATCGCGCCAGTTGATTTCAACAAACTTTGAGTGAGGTGGCGGGTTGAGCCTGAAACGCTTGTGCACTGCGCTGCGCTTGTTCTCTGGATTCCACGTCGCCCAGACCTCTGCGCCTTCCTCACGCACTGTAGGGTCGGTCTTTTCCCAAGCTGTTTCGCTAATTGGTTCAGCCTCATCAGCCCACAAAATCAGGATTTGAGACTTTGACTTGATGCTATCCAGATTGTGACGCAAGCCGATGAAATCAAATTCAACCCTTCGGTCTTTGGTTCGGATGAACTTCTCACCCATCTCATAATTAGCGGCAAGCCAAGGCTCGCTTTTGATTGCCGCCTTGATTTCAGCCATTGAACTTTCGTCAAGGCTGTTCATATACTCACGAGCGCCTACGATAATTCCAGAACGGCCTTCCTGTGCAAACATCAAGCCGCGAACTGCTGCCATCTTGGCAAATGTTCTGGTTTTGCCTGAGCCGCGTCCACCCCATGCGCCACGATACATTGCAGGGCCTGTGAACACAGGAATAAGCTTAGGCGGTATTCTTAGCTTGACCTCAGTCATCAGGCCCACAAAGGCGGATTGTGTTGACAACGCTAATGGGGTTGTCTCCCTCATCGCCACCAACAAGCGCCTGCGCTGGCTTGCCGTCCAGTCTGTCAGCGAGTTCCTTGATAGCCTGAATATCGCCGCCCTCAGCCATTGTGATTAGCTGTTCAGCAATGCGAGTGAGGCCACGGCCTTCTGTTTCTTGAAGCTTGGCAAGCACCATGGACAAGGCCGTATGGAATTGCTTGTCCTTGCGTTTGCCGGAGTTTGAGTTTCCAGCCATTTAAAATCCGTATGTTTTTGATATATCGGAATGATATAGTGGCTATGAAAAAAGCCATAATGTTAAAAACAACAACGCCATACCCACGGCGGAGCCGACTGGCATCGCCATCAAAACGTGAATTGGCTGCAATGGCTGATTGAACAAAATCGCTAAATGCGCTAGTGTTTTTGTTATGACAAAACACCCTGACATCGGCTGGAATGACATGAAAACCGCACCTGTTTTGACGTGCGGACCTGATGATGAAAACAGAGATGATTGCGTTTGGATATTGGTATATTTTGAGATTGAACGATCAACTGGCGACATTGAAAATGGATTGAAGCCCGTTATCAGGGAATATGCCGCTGTGACATCTTCTTGGACAACTAGGCAGACTAAGCCATATGCAGGCTTAGCGGGATTGCTTGGCGGTATGTTTGACCCGCCGATATTGATGGCGAACCCAGACACATCTGAACCTGACGTTCAGGAACTCGGCTGGTTTGACCACGATGGCGCGGAAATTGAAAACCCTCTAGGCTGGAAACCTATATAGACTTACACAGCCCTTTCGCTGCCATGGATTGAGAGGAATTCTTGATAGCGTTCAGGCGTGATGATTTCGTGAGAAATCAAAACCTTGCCAAAGTCCAACCCTTGATCGATTGCGTCAGGACTCGGACTTTCGACCAATTCAACTGCATGTCGGACCAACGTCCCCGGCCCATCGCTCA